GTACACGCTCAGTATCACTGAAGCTGGTGCCACTGGCGGCGACTACGCTTACTCGTTTGACGATGAGAACCAAATAACGTATCGCGTAGCTGGTGGCGGCGTGTATAAGCACGAGGTGTGGGACTGGGGTAAGGAGACATTGACGATCACGAAGACCTTTCCGTGGCCGAAGACATGTCTCTACCTCATCGACCGTAGGGAAATGGGACAGCACCACATGCTCGTGTCGCTGTCTCCAATTGCCTCATGGTCCGGTGTTCCAGCCCTGATCGCGAGGTGGTCAGCAGCAGGCTCCGTGCTTGAAAGATTAGCCCCAGCACATGACGGATTTGTGCGCGTCAACACGTTAACCGCCAACGGCGAATTCGTGTCCATCGCCCCCGTCAACTCGTCTGCGAGCGCTACTATCACTGTGCGCAACTATGTTGCTCTCGAAACCATCGCTAGAAGATCCAAAACTCCCATCACCCTCCCCCAAGTGATGGCCCTCTCCGACGTGACTGATGAGAAGGAGTGCAAGCGCCAGTCAACCATCATTCTTGACTACATGCGCTCAACGACCCGCCACCCTGGTGTGACATCGTACCCGGTTGATGCTTCAGTACGTTCATACGACTTTGAGCTCCCGACCTACGACCCGTCCACCAGGTCGTCCCTTGAACCCTTCATGTCACCACTCGTGCACGCTTGTTTCACCCCGTACCGTAATGCATCTGCCGAGCGATCGGCCATCAACGGTAGAATCACGAGTATCCAACACAAAACCGAGTTACCCCTCTCCCCTTTCCTCGAGCAGTGCATGGACGAGTTTGTTGAGTTAATTTTCGACGGACATGTCCTAGAACCAGTCGAGTTTGATGACGTCTATGAGAAACAGTCGCGTCCCACACAACGCGCTACTCTCGACCGATCAATGTGGGAGAGTGCAAAACGCATCATGAAAACCTTTGTCAAGGCAGAAGCCTACGAAAATCCCAAGGACCCTCGAGTCATCACCACCATCAACGGTCCAGACAAACGGGACTATTCGACCTACGTCTATCCCATATCAGAACATCTGAAGAACCACTGTCCGTGGTATGCATTTGGCAAGACCCCTCTTGAAATCTCTCAACGAGTTGCCGACATATGCAGCAACGCGAACGAGGTCGTGTTCTCAGATTTCAGCCGATGGGACGGACGGAAAAGCTCCTGCTTCCGCAGATTGGACGAGAAACTAGTCACCAAGGCCTACTCACCTCGACATTGCGAGAAGGCCACCGAACTTGCCCGCAGCCAGTACTTAAAGAAAGGCGTCGGGCGATACGGCACGTTTTTCGACACATTGTGGTCACAATCCTCTGGATCACCAGACACATCATCCTTCAACACTGTTGACGATGCCTTCACCGCTTATGCCACTTTCCGACGCATGCGCATTCCGGGTACTAGCAAGTTCTACCACCCCGAAGCAGCGTACTCGATGCTTGGTATCTATGGTGGAGACGACGGACTTACCGCAAACATCGACCCAGCTCTCTTCCGCGACACTGCTTCGGCACTTGGCGCGAAGATGGAAGCCGAATCGGTGGTTCGTGGAAAATTCGG